TAGTGATACCATTTAAATTGGAGCAACTCCTCCAGCAGGTCCAATAGATCTGCCGATTCTTCCTGTACGTGGTCTGGCCACGTACATTCCTGTCTCCAACAGTACGTTTCCATGTTGTGTCTCCTTATTGCGTACTATTACGCTAATAGCCTAACTAGGATGCGACCCTATACAGCCCTACCCATAGTGCAACCCACTATGAGTGTAGTGCTTAGGCTATTCCTACTAACCCCCTCACATAGGGTTAGTATTACCTTGTCATGCCTACCTACAGGGTAGACGTAGTGTGTGGCCTGTCCTCCCATGCTACAGGCAGAGCATACCTAGTCCTCACGTACCCACTAGGCAAGGTACCAGTCCTTGTTGGTGCACTACTGGTATAGCGCAGCTAGTCCACTCCACTACTAGCATGTGTACTTATGCTATTTGTAAGGCTCCACATAGCAAGGGAGCCACTCATCTACGTGCCGATGAGCAGGCCTAACACCTATGTACCCACCATGATGCATGCCAAGCACACAGTACTGTTTCTCACATTCAGTACTATGCGTACACCATGGTCTTACTCAACGCTACAGTATAGATATACTGTGGTGGTTAAGCGTGTATGCGTCCGTTACTCCTCCACTTAGTGCCACATACGGCTACCTAAGCAAGTGCCAAGTTGTCTTGTCTGAGTTAGTAGTCATATGCTAAGTCTTATCCATATGCCATACTGATGTGCATACACTGCTATGCAAACGCTTAATGCGTAGCTATGCGCAGGTGCACACTCTGATAGGCATACTTTAAGGCCAAGCATAGACCCTAAAACAGACCCCGGGGGACGAAACAACAACTATAGAGTTGTTATATCATGTAATTATTACCCTTACTAAATTCCAAAATCTTATATATGTATATGTGTGCGTTATATAAAAATTACTAAAATACGTAGCCTTAGGCCTATGTTCAAAACCGCCGAAATATAAATATAGGTTTTCAACCTCCTATATAGAAACTGGACAGAAATATATACATACGTCCGGTTTACCTATTGACATATGATGACATACCTATACTATGTGTATATTAGTTCTCAAATACAGGAGGAAGTTATGGACGAGGCATACAAATGAAGTTTTATCACGGGACCAGTGAGGAGGTGTGGGAGAAGATTCAGGAGGAGGGCATTCTGTGGGGAATTCACCCAGACCGCTACACCTACCTGACACCGGACATGGAGATCGCCAAGAGGTTTGGTGGGGGAGTAATTCTGGAAGTCGAATACCAGCCGAAGGGGGCCGGGGTGACGGACTCCGAAGGCAATCTATCCGACAACTACGGATTTGACCCACCACCCGGGCAAACATGTTGGCAGTTCGCCGTTTTCAACCCGATTCCACTGGCAAGCGTGAAGCGATTACAGGAGGAAGTTATGGGTGAAACTACTAGCCACGTGGACTTTCCAACAGTGATGCCCTGGATCTTGCATGAACTAGCTATGTCCCACAAAGCAAATATAGTGTGGACACCTACCAACTGGGAACAAGCACACATTTTGTCTGTACGTGATGTTGGCATACTACCTGGAGAGTATGACTACGTTGTTACTGGTGTGCCGGAAGAGTTAGTACGCTTTTGTGAAAAGCATAGCTTCGCTCCTCCTGCTTGGCCGCCACATAGACCAGGTACATACGAAGTTGGTATTGGGGCCCACTTTATCCATAACTTCGTATGGCATGGGGAACCAGTCTCCATACAGCGTACTACGGTCTTAGATAGCACACGCTGGGCTGGTGTTGAGTTATCTGGTATGTTATCAGAAGGTATTATATATGTTGATGCCGGAGAGTACACCATAAGTATACTTCCTGGGAAATCGCTATATGATTGTCGCCATGTTCCCTCAATACCTACACCGGGGACGCAGGTAAAGGTACGGCTGCCGCTGGCATGCGTAGAGCAGCCATTCGTGCCAGAAACCGTGAGCGGGCTATCTGGATACGTAGTTGGTGCGATTACCCGCCCTAGCGGTACAAAGTGGGGAGACGCACTGCAGAATACAGTGTACGTATACGATATCTCGAGTGCGGGCAAACTAGACGTACAGGTATCGGGGGTTCTTGCAGAGGCTAGTGCTGCGGTTACGTTTGTCTTTTGTACAGGATGCTTACCAGGTGTTGTACCTACTATCACAATAACAGATCCGTATTCGTTAGTTATAAGGGCGTACAGCGGACAATCGATAGCTGCGGGCTTCTTCGCTACAGATTCCTGGAAAGAGGTAGGAGAGTAAGAAATGTCCCATATACCAAGCGACGTCAATATATATGCTATCAGTAAATTACGTCTGGGCTGCTCTACAGACACTACAGTTAAAGTAGGTACCGTACAGTCTATAAGTACTGCTGCAGAGCCTGGCGGCCGTGTAAGCGGTGTTATATCTACCCTCGTATACTCTAACCCCGTACATGGATACCGTGTGGTGCCACCCCATATGCAGGCTATAGTATTGCAGTCACATTGTGGTGCATCTGATACTCACATATGGTGTGCTTTGCTAGACGTACATACAGGAGGTACCGAATCGCAACTATCCCTAAACGACATATATATATGACAGAAGAAGTACACTATACTGCAAGTGGGCGTTTAGGTTGGAGACCTGGTATTGTAGTGCGGCATAACGCCATGGGCAGGTGGCATATGTCCTTACCCTTACTAGAGGCGTACTATGGCAAGCGTTAATACAGACGGTGTCCTAATTCTCATAGGATAGAAAGAAGGTGACCCTTGAGTTCTACTAGTAACCAAGTTATATCTACAGCTGGTACTAGTACCGGTACCCCCATCACAATTGGTACCACTAGTGGTGCGCTTGCCTTAAGCTCATCTACTGTAAGTAGTGGTTTCTTATGGAATACTATACGCGAAATAGAAGTATACTATGTATATACAGGTACGTATGCTCCTATGGTTAGTTGTGAGCATATCACATGGGAAGATGGTATCATAACTATAACTAACAGTGGGCTTGTAGACGTTAGCAAGGGTGTTAAGGTTATTATCCTTAAATATGGTAAACAGTGGAAAGCATTTACCGGTATTAGTAGTGGTGGTAAGTCTGGGGGTTATATTCGTACTGATAACACTAATGGGGCAAGTTCCCTCGTATTGTATGCATATACTAGATCCACGCTTTGGCGTAAAGAAGGACTAGTAGACAAGTGCGGCCGCGTATGTAAAGGAGTACTTAACGATGGCTAAAGAACCTAGGTACGTTTTATGTGACGGATGCGGTAAACCAGTTGTTGAGAGTAAAGCTAACGAACGTGTAGAGAGTAAGGGTAGTGGTGGTCCTAGAGTGTACTGTTACTGTGCTTCTTGCTGGCGTATGAGAGGTGGATAATGACAGACGAGATACTTACTAAGAGTACCTACTATATAGTCCGTAAAATAAGACTACGGCCGGGCGAGACCGTAGAACAACATAAACATAGTGGTAGCCACGAGTCTATAGTTATAGTTGCCGGCGCAGCCCATATAAGCACTGCTAAACACGAAGATACTAAACCTGTGTTCAGTGGTATACCTCTTAGTGGTACCTTTACCATAAACAAGGATATGTGGCATACTATATCTAACGTACACGTGTTTGATGACCTAGTATACATAGAGACGCGTGTAGGGGTGTTGGAGCCGACACCATGAGTGTCCTTATAAGCCTATACCTGGCCACGGGCTTTCTACTTGGTAGTTATGCTGCATTATCCCCTGAGCACTTTATACGGGAGTCAGCACAACATAGTATCAGCGATAAAGAACTACACATAATCAGGATAGTGGTATTTATAGTACTACTCTTCCTTTGGCTACCTACCTTAATGGCCTTTGCTTATTATAGGGATTGACAGGACATTGCGTATGGTGTAACTTGTACGTGTGGCTGGTTCCGGGGTGGGAGTTTGTTGTGGTTAAGTTGTGGGTAGTCAAGTGTCCCCGGTGCAAGGAAAAGCATGAGTATCGCAATGATCGATTGCTTATAGGCCCCATGTACAGGTACTGTCCTGTGTGTGCTAAGCTAGAGGCTAGATCAGGGGTCATGGTATATAGGGCACGCTACCGCAAACCACAACCCACGTGTCCAATGTCGGAGGACGACTAATATGCCACTGTCCTGCTGTGCCCAAACCAACTGCATACACTATAATCTAAGTTGGGCGCATATAAACTGTATAGGTTGCTGCTGGCGTATCAATGGTCCTACCATCGTAGAACCTGGGACGGATAGATGTGTGGGAGGAACACAGTAATGATCATTGGCGGCTTCTTAGTAGTGCTAGCCTCAATATCGTTAGCCGTTAGCATATCCCAACTACAAGGACTAAAGGCATCTGTTAATGGTAAGTTTACCGAGGCTATAAGACCGGAGGTAGAAGATGATTGACGGACTAGACATAGCAACTCTTATTGCAGGCATAAATGCAGTTATTGCGCTTATCGGCGGTATAATAGCCACGTATAAGCATGTAAAAGCACGCAACTACAAAATAGCGTTCGATAGTGCCAGTGCTGTGGGCGAAGAACTTATCGGTGCTATCAATGAATTCAAGATCCTATCTGATGGCAAAGATGAACGCAAACTTACCATGAAGACTCTTGGTTCCCGGCTAGAACGTCGTGGGTTGAAAGAAAAGGTAGACCAGCTGGTTGATACCATGGGCTTCGATAACAAGGCCTAAAGGAGTATAGGTTATGCCCATGATGGATCCCAAGTGGCTAGAGTTTGGTATAGTAGGTTTTGTCCTAGTGGTAGTGATAGTATATATACTGCATTACCATTTACCACAGCTCGTAAAGTCGTTTCGTGAGGGACTTGCGCATATAGCCACGTCTATGCGCGATGTTAATACCACACTAATATCTATTAAAGCATCTGTTAACTCGGAATTCCGTAAGAGTAACGAGCGGTTCGGAGAGCGTGTAGAGCACTGCCAAGAAACCTGTAGAGCAGACCGAGAGAAGTGCGAGACGCGTATGCAGAGGGAAGTAGAAGCATGCAAGCAGGAAGTAATAGCCCTAAAGAAATCGATAGAGCGCTTACTGCAGTAGAGATACTAGCAGATGACACACTATGTATAGAGTACAGTTCGATAGACCAGCGTATTGCCAGCGCAATAGACCAGGCTATCTTTTTCCGCCGTACTAGTGGTACTGACTGTACGTTATATAAGACAAGCTTACGACTGCTAGACCACTATCTTAAGAGAAACGATGATGAATGAACCAACAGCACTAGATAAGCCTTGGGGCTGGCACGCACCGAACCTGTCTGGTGACCAACAAGAGTGGTTAGAGGACTGGTTTAGTCGTAGGTCTAATAGTGCACTAGCGGCTATGCCCAAAGAGTGTACTCCAGACTGTATATACAAGCCCTCTTGTCCGCTGGCTATGCTAGACGTAGATCTACCCTATGGTAGGGAATGCGTAGTTGAGCGTACACTTATAGCCAAGTGGGCTGCCACTAAGCGTGACGCGGCAAACGTAGACCCTAATGATAAGTGGTCACTAGCACAGATAGAATATGCTACGTTATGGGAGTTACTGTTGTATAGAGCAGCCCTCGAGTCCAAGAACGATCCTATAGCCATCAATAGTTATAGAGGCGTAGATAACCGGGGTAATGCGCTATACGAGAAGAAGATAAACCCGGCAGTGACACTTATAGAACGAGTACATAAGGCCTTACGGGATTATGGGGAAGACCTTGTAGCATCACGTAAAGCCAAGGCTAAACTAAACCAAGAACATGATCATAAGAAACCTGACCAAATTAGGCGTGAACTAGAGGAAAAACTAAAGAACGCAGTTATAGTAGTTGCGGCTAACACGCAAGAACTGTCAAACCGTACATCTGGTTCCCTGCCAATGCCGAAGATAGATATAACCGAGGTACCACTACCGCCTGAAGACGATGAGTAAAGACACCTTCATACTCGACCTAGAGACCACCGGTCTTATATCGGCGTATGGACGCGCACAAAAACCAGTAGGCATCTCCGAGTTCGCACTTCGTTCTGTCTCAGGCAAGATAGTAGAGGGTGGTTATACAGATATACTGGGTACTGCCCTGTCTACAGCCAAGTCTTCAGAAGATTACTTTAAGAAGATACAGGCCGGCACACCAGCATGGCAACCCGGCATAACACGACCAGGCGATGTATTAGCCGGCGTACATGAACGTCACCTATCTGCGGTTAAAAGTGGTGCTAAACTACACTCCGAATCGGCAGTACTATCTGCTGTGGGGTCTAAACTAGCTGACGGCCATAAAATGGGTGGCTGGAACGTAGAGTTTGACTTTAACATCCTAGCTAGTGTTGCCACCAGGCAGGGTAATACAAAGTTTCTAGACGTACTACATAAGGCTAAGAACGCTGGGCAGATAGAAGAAATGTCTGACCCAGCACGTAAGTACCTATTTGGTCTTGCTAAGCAGGGAAAGATATCCTTAGGTAATATAGCACCTAAGGCTGTAATGAAAGCGACTAGTGGGCAAATAGACGAAGTTCGTAAGATGACAATGAAGGAGCTGTGGGAGCCGCATGAGGGGTTTAAAGCCCTATTCTCCACACAGCCAGCGATAGACTATACAGACTATAAGAAGGAGGTAGATTCTACAGCTAGAGCTATATTTGGTATGCAGGAATTTAGTAAGGGCATGAAACGCCCCGAATTCCGTTATACCAAAGGATGGAGACAACAGCTTTTAGCCGAAGCTATATCACCGGGCTTCCTAGATAAACCTACTAGCACGCTACTAGGCCAAGAGATGGCCAAGCGTGTAGCACAGAAAACCGTTACTGCCCACGAGGCCAAACATGATGTAGTACTTACTGGCATACTACAAGAAGTGTTTGGCAGTAGTGACCCAGCAGCGGCTATGCAGAACTATGGGGTAAGGTCCGAAGGACAGTTTATTACCCAATATAAGTCTGCACTCGAGCGCGATGTACGAGATATGCTCGAGACATACCAGAACACGGACGCCGTGCATGCGTATGACCGTGCGTATATGCGTAAGGTATATTCTGGCGCACAGGAACTAGCAGACGGCTCTAGAAGTGCCGCTGATGCTGTAGCAACTACAGGACACCGTATACCTAAAGTACGTAATCTACTAAAAGGTACCGTAAAAGAAGTTAAAGATGCGGCTAGAAAACACCCCAAAACAGCAACCGCGGTAGGGGTAATAGGGTCTTTATTACTAGCGGATGCGTTCATACCAGAGGACAATCGGCTAGAAGGTAGACGTAAAGCAAACTCTAAGTACAGTACTATAGATGGTATAGCCTTTGGTGCTATAAATACAACAGCAGCGCACCAACTAACCGACTTCGGTACTGGCCGGGACGAAACCAATGCATCGTCCTTACTCGCTGCGTGGCGTACTACCCGTGCGTACAAAGACCCAGAACAGGGTAAATACAGTGCTGGTGATGTACAGAAGGCCCAACGCGCTTGGGGCAGCGCAATAAGCCAACAAAGACTTTCCCAACTGTCCATTAAAGATATGGACCTAAGGAAGTTTAGTGCAGACGGTGCTATACCTGGTCTACGTCCTGACGTATTCATGGGCGTAGTTGACCTTAAAGATTATAAAACTAAAGTAGACGATGCCGATACTATTACTCTTGCTCGCAAGGGATTATGGCACCTATTTGATGACCCGATCCAAGTACGGCTATCTGGTATTGATGCGCCGGAAACACACCCTAGTTGGCCGTTCGGGATACAACCAGCAGGGCATGGCGGTACTAAGTACCTACAAGAGATAATTAATACCCAGCAGAACATGACCCTTCTGCTTGATCCTTTTAGGAATACTTATGGCAGACACACGGGTGTTATATCTGGCGATGTCCATCCTAATATTAACTTAAAGCTCGTAACCTCTGGTGCAGCGTCGTCACTACCATCATTCGGTAAAGGCATAACAGACAAACGTAAGTTTGCTGCCGCCGAAGCTCGCGCCGCAAACGAAGGCCTGGGTATGTGGGCTAGCAAGGGATGGCAAGCAAAAAGACTACTAGACTTGGTTGGAGGTGAGCGTGTTACTAATACTAGCTTGGCTAACATGGAGAGACTGGCTACTAGAGCTAGCCTCGCTGAAACATACGGTCTCGTACAAGGACTTGATAAATCGACAAGCCAAGCGCAGTGGGATGAAGGCGAGCTCCAAGCACTCTACAAAGTTATGGAGGTACGGGAGAAAGCGGGTAACTGGCAAGAAAATACTTATCTTAAACGATATGGATGGAAACGAGGAATTAATGATGGATCTAGTCCTTGGGGAGTAGCAGGCTCTGGTATATCACCGAGTAGGCTACCAGGTGCTAATGTATCCGCGTTTGGTTCTGGATGGAGTGTACGGCGTGCCGAACAGGTACTACGTAGTGCAGACCCACTAAGGCGTAGGTTTATACGGCAAGCAGAGCCGTTAATGAAACCAGGTAAGATAAAAACAGCATTAACCACATACGCGCGTAGAACTAAAGATAAGTTAGTTTTATCTGCGCGTACTATGGCTAAGTATATAGATACGTCTATACCCAAGATAAACGTACCCTATAAGACTAAAAGACCGCCAATTATAGCACCGTTAAGACGTGCACAAAAACCAGGTATGCAAAGTGCGTTAATAGAGTCCTCAGCACGTACGGCTATTAATGTTCGTGGCCCGGCACTTAAACAGAACCAGGGTAAGTACTTAGGCGCTCTATATGCGGGACAGCAAGCATACGGCGCACCATATAGACCGCTAAACGAGTATAAAGCAGTTACAGGCTGGGGGTTCCCAGGCAGCTGGCAAGAGGGTGCATGGGCAAGTTTTAATAGCGGCGCAATGGAGAATGACGCTAAGGCTGGTTATAAGGAACTATACCAACTACTACGTAAGGGTATGGGTCTCGATAAAGAAGAAACAGCAAACGTATTACATAGTAGCGGTATACATAAGAAGTTCCGTAGCAATATAACCAAGGCACGCGGTATACAAGAAGCCACCGGTATGAAGGATAAGGCGGCTAAACTAGGTACTGCTATATGGAGGGGCCATATAGATGGGTGGTGGGATGATGCTAAGGCATCGTTATTCCAGACTAAGCCTGGTACTACAAACGCCTTAGCCAAGAAGTTCGGTGCGTGGGGCGGTATTAAAAAGCATCTATCCGCGCAACTAAATATCCGTAAGCACCTCTGGCATAGTAAGATGGCCGGGAAAGCACACGTACTTAGTAAGGTTGGTGGTTTCTTAGAGTTTATGGCCTATGCCGGCAAACCGCTAGAGGCGTATACGCCTACTGCGTGGAAGAATGTACCACATCCAGATCCTGGTACCGGTATGTCCGCTTACTTTCGTAAGGCTAAGAACTATATATTTAGTAAAAAAGCGCCATCAAAAGAAGTTGAAGGATTAAAAACCGCTGCCAGAGGCATGGTTGCCAAAGCTAGTGGTAGTTTGTCTAAGGAGACTAATGCGCTGTTAAGGGGAGCCAAAACATTTGGTAAGCGTGCAACTGGGAAATTTGGTATTGCTTTTGACTTACTCTTTGCGGCATCACGAGCGGGTGAGTATAGAAACTCCGTCGCTGGTTTTGGTATAGAGTTCGCCGCTGCATCTGCCGAAATGGCAGTCATGCACACTATAGGTTGGGCCGGCGTAACTACAGGCGCTTCTATAGGTGCTATGGCTGGTATCGGAATTGGTGGTGCTATAGGTGCAGTGTTTGGTGGTGTTGGTGCTCCTGCTGGTGCGCTTATAGGTAAGTATGCAGGCATGGTTATTGGTGGTCTTGTTGGTGGTGTCGCAACACTCGCAGCTACAATATTAGCCGGCGAGGCTGTACGTATGGGCGGCAGGCAGTTCTTCTCCCCAGTAAACACTTCCCCGCATATGCCATCGCATTATGATAGAAATAAACATGGTATACCGGGTACTAATAACACTGGAGGTATGGATACCTATCTTACTGCCGGCCACGGTATACAAAATAGTGAGTTTACTGGCTTTGGTGGTGGGCTTAAACCCCTCAAGGAAGCAACTAAACTAGGCAACGTTTTAGGTAAGGCATGCGGTAAAATAGTAGGCGCAATACCAGAAGAAACACAGCTCACACTAGCACGGCCGCGGTCCAAACTTAAACCCACAGCAGGACTTACTACCAAAGTACTATGGAAGAACAGGAAAAGAATAGCTCGCCCTGGAAACAGGTGGCCGGTACAATGGGATACACCGCGTAAGCCTCGGTTACACCACAATAGGTCTAGGCTTATACGCGCAACATAGGAGATATAAGTATGGGACAAGAGAGCTGGTGGTCAGGAGCCAAGCACGGCGCTGGTAGTTACGTGCGTAAATCGCTCGGCACCAACATGGCACAGACAACTAATATCCTATCCGCCGGATATAAACGTGGCGGCATGGCTGGCTTAGGAAAAGCCATGGGCAACTGGATGAATGCTACTGGAGGCACTGTAGATGTTGGCGGCATAGCCACTATAAAAAACCGTGCTAGTGCTCACTTGCGCGGCGGCGGCGCAGGCGGTTATCTTGGCGGTCTGAGTACGGCCCGTAAAGGCCTGAGTATGAACCGCTATGGTGCGGTAGGTGGTGTTGCCTTAGGCGTGGGTATGGGTATATCAGCTGCTACCGGATATAGTGTGTTTGACCAGGCTCAGGGTGTTGCCGGTGGTATTATGGCCGGCAAAGTAGCAGGAAGAGCTGGTGCTTGGGGTGGCGGTAAACTAGGTAAGGTTGCTGGCGCAGCCGGCGTAGCAGCCGGTGCCTTTACAGGCCAAGCCATGGGTTGGGAATCTTGGGCTCTAGGCGGTATAGGTGTGGGCGCTGCACGCGGAGCGCAATGGGCAACAAATAAATCACTTGGCGGCGGATATACCAGGTTTGCCGCAGGTGCTATAGGCGCTGGTGTAGGACTATTCATGTAATGGCAGGCATAGTAGCATACGCCCTTAAGGGCACACTAAAAGGCGCACTAAACGTTGCAGCTAATAGTCCCTATGGCGCTATAGGAGCTGCGGCTGGTGTTGGTCGTGTACGCTCATACGCTAAGTATGGCGTGTTAGGAGCAGGACTACTAGTTGGTTCTAGCATGCAATGGGGCGCAGCATCCTTAGCTTGGAATGTGCCCGATGCTTTTAGTTCCTATCAACGCGCATCAGAATCTATGGTGATGTCGCGTATGCTACTAAATGCACAGTCTGGACCCTATGGACCAAACGCTGCCAGTATGGGTATGCGTTCTGGTAACGCTAATACGGCAGGCCTAGTCTTGGCAGCACACTACGCAAAGAACCGTAACAAGCACTTTGGTATGTTTGGACTTAGATACTTATAATGCGCGCTACACCAACCTACTTAATACAAAAAACTGTGTCCTCGTTAGATCGACACAACCCCGCTAATGCACCATCAGGTTTTCTATATGGTACCTCACGTGCTATACGGGATTTACCCTTTAGTTCTCCTGTAGGCCTTACACTCTTCGGCACTGCTTCGGCTTTAGCCACAGGTGGTGTAGGTGCTGCAATTGCTGCCCCGTTTGTAGCGGCCGGCTATCTAGGTGCCAGTGCATATGCTACTGCACGGGAGGTAATTAGCGCCGCACCTAATATTGCTAGGTTCCTAGAAAAAGTAGGTAGAGGTAAGCCAGAGTTTAGTGCGCCTATGCTAGATACACAAGCCTCTATGAGTATGCGCCAAGCCTCAATGCGTGCTATACATGATAGTGGTTATATGTTAAACTCAGTCCTCGGGAAAGAAGCAAGACTTTTCCACAGGTAGTATCGACGTAACCCCAGTATCTAGCACTAGTTACATGAGATAACAATGGCAGCAGAACATCAAAGCCTGTACGAAGAACAGCAACGCAAACTACAAGTAGAGATAGATGCGGAGCGTATAAAACGCTACCAAGACATAGTATCTCGTCACGATGGTGTAGATGCGGTATGCACTAAGTGTATTATATCCTATAAAGATAATCCCTTAGCACGTACCCCAAACGGTATAGCCTTTGGTCCTATGTGTGAGCTAAGCACTATGCAACAGCTTGCTAAGACAATGAGGACTGATGCGTGGAAGAGCCTTACACCAGAGGAACAAATATACTATAGGATAGCTAACGATCCCGTGTCGTGGGCAGAAGCAAGGCTACGCAACCTTAAAAACCCTGATGAGCCCTGGAGGCCACAGTTCTATCAGTTAGAACCACTTACATGTACTGCACGCAAACAGCTATTGTTGTTTGGAAGACAGCTTGGAAAATGTCTGAGGGCTTGCTACATAAGCACTTACGACGGATCGCACACTTTGGTGAGTGACCTTGTTGGCCAAACAATTGATGTAATATCACAGTGTGGAACAGAGACCGTAAAGCGTAGGGCGCTAGTCTCTAAGAACATAGTTAAGCCCTGTGTTAAGGTATCTTTTGTGTCTGGACGTGAGCTAGAGGTAAGCACCGATCATCCATTCCGTACTTTCGAAGATTGGGTTGAGGGTGCAAACCTAAAACCCAAAGATCGTGTTGCGGCTATGGGTCGTGGGGTATTTGGTACTGATGAGATGCCCGACGAAGAAGCCGAAATGTTAGGCATGGCTATAGCCGATGGGGGTTTATCTCAAAACGGTTTTAGGTTTACTAAAGATAATCCTATTATATTAGCACGCCTGGCCTATATAGCAGAGTATTATGGTTGCTTACTGCGTAGATACGGAACAACCCCGCAATACAGGGTTGTCCGGGATATAGACTATGAAAACGCAGCTGTAGAAGTATTACGCGGCCACGGGCTTATTGGTAAATTATCCAAGCGCAAAACAGTGCCTGTAAGAGTACAACGCGGCACTAAACGCGTAGTATCTAAATTCCTAAATACGTTATTTGGTTGCGACGGGTGGGCATGCGTTTGTGCAGATGGTAATACTCAGGTAGGGTATTGTTCTGCGTCTAAACAACTAGTAGTAGACGTGCAGCACTTACTGCTTAAATTCGGCATATACGCCGGCTTTGTTAAAAAGAAGGCCACCTGTAATGGTAAGTTGTTTGATGCTTGGCAGTTATTGATAAACAGGGGCGAAGGACTACGTACGTTTGCCAAGGAAATAGGTATGTTGGGCAAAGAAGAAGCCCTGCAAAACGTAATAGATAAAATAAGACCTCCGACTGCTAACGAACGCTCTATAGCAGACACGCTACCTAAAGAAGCCCGTATGCTTGCTAAGGCGGCCTTACGCGGTCGTGTAGAGCATAAAGTATGCCCAAACATACGCATTAAACGTAACAGGGGTTTATCGCGTAGAGTAGCATTAGAACTAGACGCGTTGTTAGATGCGCCTGACCTGCGTGCCTGGGCAGAGTCAGATATTATATGGGATGAAGTATTATCGGTAGAGCACATAGGTAGCCACCAAACATATGCTCTATCTATCTTAGATACTGATAACTATGATGATAGAAATTACGCAGCCAATGGGCTATTCACACACAATACCGAGGTACTTGTAGTTAAAACACTTAACCGCCTCGATACCCGTAGTAATTATAAGATTGTTATCATATGTCCATACCAAAAGCAGGTAAATGAAATCTTTACCCGTATGGTATCGTTCATAGATGCATCTCCAGACTTAAAGCGACGCGTTAGACGCTGTAGGGAAACTAACCACGAAATACAGTTTGATAGTGGTAGTTACGTACGGTTGTTTACCGCGGGCGTACAAACAGGTAAAGGTGCATCCGATGTTCGCGGACAGCCTGCTGATTGGCTAATCTTCGATGAAGCCGATTACCTAGATGACCCAACTATCGTAGCCTCTATGGCTATCCTTACTAGGGCCAAGGTACCGGAACTGTTCGTAACATCTACGCCTACTGGACAACGTGGTAAGTTCTACCAGTGGGCAACAAACCCAAATGAAGGCTTTAGAGTACTACACTACACGTCCATGGAAGCTCCAGAGTGGGATAAGGAGAACGAGCTATTCTTAAGACGTACATACTCTGCGGCACATTTTGCTCATGAATACTGCCTTGCAGCCGGTACAGAAGTACGCAAAGCGGATAATACTATAGAAGAGATACAGAATCTAAAGCCTGGCGACACACTTTTACATCCCACAGACGCCGGTATTGTACCTACTACGGTGCTTGCGGTAAAACAAACTAGATGGGAACACGAACACAGCAAACTTACATGTGCTGGGCGTATTGTAGGTACCGCCGACCATAACATAAAAGACCGCAACAACAACAAAGTAACCATAGCAGACGCTACAGAAATAGGATATGCACCGATAACCGGCTACTACGCACAGGACTATTGTAGTAGGTTGGCACGCCTTGTAGCGTGGAATCTTGGTGATGGTACTATAACGTGCAGAAAGCGCCCAGAGGAATACAAGAATAATGGAAGGGGCCGACCAGCACTATATAGTAAAACAGGGCAATACCAAGCATCATTTTATTCCAAGGAACACGAAGAGATGGCACTTATACGGGAAGACATAAAAGCACTATTCCCGTATAGTGCGGCCACAATAGCACCCAAGCCGGGCCCAATACCAACAAAACAAATAATATGCGGTACCGCTGTGGCTAATGAGTTGATGTCTAAGGGCGCTGTGGCCGGTAAAAAGATAGAACAGGACATAGACATTCCGTCGTGGCTACGCTGTAACAAACACCCAGCATTGGTGGAGTTTGTAGCCACGCTGTTTGGTGCTGAAGGCTCGACACCACGCATGACTGCGTACTACGTACCCAATACCATATCGCTATCCATGACAAAGATAGGCCGTAAAAGGCACCGGCTATTACACAACATACAGTACGCATTATCAGCCTGGGGGATACACACCACACTTAAGCATAAGTACGGTAAACAAAACAAAACAGTATGGACACTGTACGTGCACGCAAGCAGAAAGAACTATATACGGTTCATACAAAACGTTGGTTATAGGTATAGCCCAGCAAAAGAACATAAAGGCCAAATAATAGCCCACTATCTTATGGATGTCGAACAGGCCGTAGCCAAACGCAATGAGATATGTAGTTCTGTGCGCACTATGGCAGAGCACGCTAACAAGCAATATATAGCATCTGTGCTGCACATAAGCATAGACCGCGTTCGCTTCTTTTTACGTACCGATATCCCTAGAATTAGTGATCGCCCACCACGCATCTTTCCTAAGTTTGCCGAGTGGCGCAAACAGAATATACATAACGGGTTGGTTTTCCATCCAACATTACCACAAAGACTGGGCCCATACTCAATGCCAACACCGATGTATAACATAACTGTTGATAGCCCAGACCACTCTTATATACTTGCCGATGGTACAGTTACGTATAACTGTGCAGAATTTGGTGAACTAGAGCAGGGTGTATTTAGGCGACAAGATATTGAGGCAGAAGGGGTTATACAGGACTATGATGTATACGAAGCCGTACCGCGTAACAATGAGATGTATATTATAGGTATCGATTGGAACTCCAAGGGTACTGGTGGTGTATTCGTTATAGTAGGCTATAGCACAGTAACAAAAAAGTTTCGTGTGGCCTATAGAGAAGTAGTTGACCCAGAAAGCTTCACACAGTTATCTGCGGTAGAAGCAACAGTACGGCTAAACCGTGTATGGGATCCAGAGTATATATACGTAGATGCCGGTGCTGGCGAGACGCAAGTAGAACTACTACATAAGTATGGTATGGAGCATCGCGAGACCCAACTACACAAGCGTGTTAAGGGTATTGCTATGCAGAGTGGTATAGAGATTAGAGACCCGGTTACGAAGCGTCCTGTGCGTAAGCAAGCCAAGAACCTAATGGTAGATTTAGCGGTATCTCGTGTAGAAGCTGGACAGTGTATCTTCCCGCGGTCGGAGGACCACAGAGACGGTGTTATTGGACAAATGCGGGAATATAAAGCAGAATACGTTGGCCGCGGCGGTATTAAAGTGTACTCTGGTACACATGACCATGTCATCATAGCTTGGATGTTAGCAGTCATGGGGTTTGTTATGGAGTTTAGCGATATAGCAAACGCATCAAGCGCAGCTGGCGTAGAGTTACTCGATAACGACTTTAAGCGCATACTTAGCCACGTTAAGCACCAAGAAGCGATAGCACAAAAACAAACGGCTAATAGAATAGAGCCGCTAAGTAGGACTGGCGATAGGGGACCGCAGATGGGTGTGGTAGAGGCTATAAACGCTAATAACGCAACACTGTCTCCGGCGTTCCGAGAGAAACTAGCACGCGCTAACAGAGCACCATTAGGACGAAAAACATGGCGATAGGAAACCTCGACGGCATACCAGAGTTTAATTATCAGCGTGAGCGTAAGCTTAACCTACCGCCTACAGCAGGCGAACCTACTGTCGCACCAGTAGAGCCCGAAGTAACAGCCGAAATGACCCAAGAACTGTTTCGTCAGTTAGAGGGCGTTATAGGCAAGAACAATACATTACTAGCGGAGATTAAACGTACTACACCAACACGTATACCAGTACACCCTTCCGCAGCAACAGTACGTACAGCACTACGTATATTATATCCTGGGCAGTCCGAAGACTTTATATCCTTTGATCAATACCTGGAATCGCTAGACTTTGTAGATAAAGAGACCAACATAGATCCTATTAGGCTTAATAGCGCTATGACTGGCGATGGTCCGGTTGACTCCAGACTAGTTAGCGAGGCCGTACTATCCCAGGGTACTGAACTATCAACAGAAGAGCTGCTGGTTATGAGCGGCCAGATAGCACTACTATCTATAGCAAACAAGATGATGCAGACATGGCAGTCATCTAATACACAACAGGCGGTTGCCGGTAAGATGCCCCCTGCTACAGAAGTAGCATCTACTGCTACACAACTAGCCGTAGGTATAGCTACTATATTAGCACAAGGCATAATCAATAAGGAAGATGCTAGGAGCGCACTAAAAGCCTCATTTAAAGACTCTGTAAGTAGCGCAAATATAGATTCCGCAGTAGACGACGCCGCGGCACAACAACCAGACCCGGTTATGGAAGGGTACTTAAAGACCAAGAACGCAGAAAACTACGAGTACATACGAGAATATACACAGTCACATGTTACCAATACAGATGATCCTGGCTATGAGGGCTGGATCGCTGCTGAAGAAGCACACACCACACGCGGTAACCTACAATCATCCTCTAACCAGGCAGATAAGTACCTGACATCGGCCGGCGCACCAATAGCCATGGTACCGGAGATGTATAAACTTATAGCATGTAAGACCAACTCCGCCAACTCACGCACAGACAAACTAGCAGCAATATTATCTTCCAAATACACAAAAGACTTACTGTGTTGTTTTACAAGATTCGTGGGTGCTATACCAACAGACCAACTAAAACTTATGGAAGTTGTACTTAAAATAGCAGCCAATGGTATCTCTTTAGACTTGGGTGCTGCAGCAGCAGCAGTATATGACCGTGCTAACTCGCTACTCGAGCAACGCGTACTAGAGCCCATACTACACACCGTAAACCAGTTCTTTAGTAGGGCTGCTACAAAGATATTAGCGCTCATAGATCCTAGTGAGTACTCGGACCCAAGCATAGTAGATACCATCTTTATATGTACTCCAATAGAAGAATTGTTTAAATACGTACTATCAGCACTGGAAAAACTACGTGTAATGATAGTAAAATATATTCATAAGTATTGGAGACGTATACAGTTGAAAAATAAGATGGGATCTATCAAGATACAGATCCTAGCTGACAGTAAACGGTGTAAGGTGTTACTAAAGTTGTTGCGTACTGCGCTGCAAAGTATTGAAAATGGCAACATGTGCGCACAGGGCGACCAGAGGACACCATCACCGGAAGATATAAGCGATGTGCTAGATGAGGTAGAGCGTGAATTACCGCCCTCAATAGCTGTCGTTACTGATGGGGACCCATATACTACATTCTCATCCGAAGAGATGAACAGTCTGATATCCGCAGAAGGCATAAAAGTATTACAGCCAATCAGTGAGAAACGCCCCGATGGCACAAGTGCTGTTGGGACTGAGGATTGCGCACGTGCTATAATAAATGATAAGACTTTAAAGGAATTCCTAGCGCGTAGCGATCAGTTATCCATGGATGTGAACGATGCCACTATCTGATCTGTTTAGCATACTACCGCCTGCTATCTCTAAACAAGAGCTGGCCATAGTTGATATGTTACCTATGCCGGCGCTGCCGGAGTATAGCGTTAGTATGCCCCGTAAGAAACAGACGCCTAAGCACTTAGGGTTTGGTTGGGAGGCTATGAGCAGGCCTGGATGGGAGAAGCCTGCATATAACCTTACCGAAATAGCACAAGCCACCAAAGTAGAATCCTATGTACAGATTAGTATAAACAAGCACCGTGAGCACACACTGAGACACGGTTGGCGCTTTGTTGGCAAGAATCCTAAGGCAGTAGCGTACGTACACCGTAGACTACGCGAACTTAGCGAGAGTATGCTACGCCCAGTAGAGCAGGAGATACGGCAAGCAATTGCTAACTATATTAAGTACTCTAACTTCTTCTTAGCATGGACTAGAGACCGTAATGTAGAGTATAAATCCCGCTATAATAAAAATAAGTTCCGCCCAACAGGTATATTCTCTATGAACCCTACGTGTATGCGGTTCCGTAGAGACGTACGTAATAGGGTATTAGAGTGGTACCAAGTAGTAACTCCACACTCTGATGAGGTACTTAAGCCCGTAGACGTAGTTCACGGTGCCTTCGATAGGGACGACGGTTATATACTAGGTGCACCCTACCTACTACCAGTACTAGATGACATTATTGCTTGGCGACGCTTCGAAGAGATAGCCGAGAAGATGTACCACAAGTTCACGTATCCGCTGTACCACCACACTATAGGTACTAAAGAACGCGACCCGGAAACCTATGATAACGGTGTTAGTGAGATTAGCGAGGCCGCATCCGCAATAGCAGGTATGGCACCAGAAGGCCACCTAGTTACTAGTTATAGGCACTCCGTAGAGGTAATCGGCGCTAAAGACCACGCCATAGACCTAGATCCTATATTGCACTACTGGGAAGCACGCGTACTTGCTGGGTTAAACCTTTCTACACTAGATATAGGTAGAGGAGATAGTGCTACACGTAATACTGCCGAAACCCTTAGTAAGGGACTAGCAGAACGTTGCGCAGAGTACCAAGAGAATTTTGCAGAGCTATTTACCTTCTTTATCATAGACGAGCTGCTGCTAGAGGGCGGCTTCGAACTAACACCCGAAACACGTGTATATATGTACTTTCCTCCCATAGACCGGGAGTCTAAACGCTCTGAAGATACACACCAAGTATTTATGTACCAGGCTAGTGCTATAACGCACGATGAAATGCGTATTAGTATAGGCCTCGAGCCGTTTACTGATGAGCAGTGGAAAGAGACACAATACGAACAGATGACAGTACCCCTTGCAGAGATGAGCTCAGCACCGCAAGAGGGTAGTGCCTCCGCGGCGTCTACCACTAATAAGGCTAAACCCACTAATCAACACGGTACCAAGGCGACTAAAACACGCGTAAAGAAGGATACCCAAGCACTATGCGGTATGTACCGTACTATACTACACGATGGTGCTGAAGATTATGTAGATAGCCTTATAAAGAACACACGCCCACATATAGTTACCTGGATGCAACAAGGCGTACAAGCATATAACGCAGATAATGATGCAACTACGTTCTTAGGTAAGGCACTAATATCTGGGTTTATGGATGATTGTGTAGCCACCACCATAAAAGATAAAACTAAAGCAGTAGATAAGCCACTAAGCATAGTTGATACTATGTCTTTATATGCTGATCTATTTAGAACGGCTGCAATTAACTATGCATATGTACGTGTTGGACAGGCACATAAAAAACATACTCATGTTAAATGGAAAATAACTGATAGTGCGTGTACTGAATGTTCTAACCTACAACCTATACGCATACGGCGCTTTACGCTGGGACAAATGATACCTAAGCACGATACGTGTGTATCTTGTTTAGAGTTTATAGAAGAAAAATAATATTGTACCCTTGACCGCATAGGTACGTTCGCGTTAACATCAACATAGACACATAGTTAGAGGTAACAATGGCAGAGATAATCGCAACAACTCCTGGGCTTAATTATGATCCGCGGAATCATGCAACTTCGCGTTTCTTCGAATCTCTACAAGCAGAGATCGATAAGCTCCAAAAGGATAAGAGAACCGATCCTAAGAAAAGTGGTAGGCCGGCACACGGTGTACCTAAAGCTGCCGACTTCCAGAACCCGCAGCCTCTTCCGGATCCTGGTAAGCCCGTAACAGGTGCTTTTCCTAATCCTTATAACCCAGTGCCGGTTGGCCATGTCATGAGGACATAAACATGGGTGTGTTCTTACGCGATGATTATAGTGTAAATATTCCCCGCTTTAACGAGATGTTAATCGGGGATGCCGCTACACCAAAGGACTTTGACCGCAAGAAAGCGTTCTCAGTACTTGGTAAGCGTATATACATCCTCGCTGATGTCGATGCCACGCACAGCGGCTCGCTGGTTAATGGGCGTTGTTACCCAGCACACGAGATAGAACGTGCGCTCCCTTCCTGGACGACACCTTATAAACGCCCACTCCTAGATCAACACCCACGCTCCGGCCTCTTTACCGGTGCCGGCGAGGAAAAAGTATTAGGCCGCATAGAGGATGCTAAGTTTGTTCCTAGCGGTACAATGGACCTGTCAACCGACTGGATAAACCCCACCGCACGCGGCAAAGGATCTGGGTATGTACTAGCAACCACACGTATTACCGACCAAGATGCGGTAGAGCGCGTAATAGATGAGCGCTTGCTTACCGTAAGTGTTGGTATGAAACCGGGTCGTATGCTGTGTCCTGCGTGTCTAACTGACTGGATGCCCTCCATGATGAAGGATGGAAAGCCGCCAGAAAAGTGTGACCATAGGCCAGGAGAGATATACGACATAGATGAAGAACACTATAAGGGTAAGCTTCCCTTCTACTTTGTATCTAGGGACATAGTAAATGACCATATAGCAAGTACGTTCCGTCCAGCGCAACCCTATTCCAGTATTTTGGGCTTCCAAGTAGTAGATGATAGTCTACAAGAGACAGTCAAGGGCGAACGCTTAGCCGGACAACTACACGGCCTAACTCTATGCGACGCGGCCGGTCATGTTGTACGCCTAATAACGCCGGAGATTGTTGCCACAGCTCCTCCACTTACCAAGGAAGAGACTATCGTGTTGGCCTCTATGGAAGACAAAGGTGTGCTCGATTTAAACCGTGACTATAGTGATGGTTATGACCATACCGCTATAAAAACGGCCATCGACGCTCTTAAGTCTACCGGCGAGTTCGCACAGTGGTGTTCCCAGACCAAGGATAGGGCACGTCTTGGTGAAGACGCAGCAGTACCGGCCATGGATGAGGTGTTCGCAAAAGCCAGCATTAAGTTCATTGATAGGTACACCGCAGGCGACAGAGGCCAAGTACGTATGCAACTACTGGACGTCGTAGATAGGGTGACGGTTGCACCAAAGACCACTCCGAACCCGGATACAGTACTAAAGGATGCACTTAGTGCGTTACCAGATGACTGTACCTATGGCGAAGAGGAGCTTAAGAAATGTCTTGCTGCCGATGTTTATCAGCGCATTAGCTTTAGCGGACTTTCTGATGCAACTAAAACCATACTAGAAAAGGACGAACTCGAGAGAGAGATAGCTGGTGTTTCTTTGGGTATTATAGATAAGCCTCTAACTGCTGTTGATCGGCATAAACTACCAGTAGATGTGTTCTGTGGGCCGGAAAAGACCTTTCCTGCACACGATAAGATGCACGTCGAATCTGGCTTGCGTATGCTGTCAAAGGCAAAGGGTCTGTCTACTGCTCAGAAAGAACGAGTTCGCGGAAGCTTGCTTAGACACGCCACTGAATATGGTGTTGATTCTAAGCAACATACTAACCTGGAGGCAAAATCTATGGACGAGCTGAAGCTGCTTCAAGACCAGGTCAAAGACCTGGAGAAGAACCTTGCTGATGCAAAGAGCCAGAATACCCTCCTAGACAAGGAGCTTGCAGAAGTCAAAGCCTCTAACGGGACTATGACTACTGAGCTACAGGATACGCTTGTTAATGAGATTTTCGGCCTACGGGTAAAACTCGGCCGGAAGGATGTAACCGACTTGTCCGATAAGGATAAGGAAGCATACATCAAGGGTCTCAATGAGCGTGACATGGTATCGTTGAAGGATACGGCCTGCGACTTACGTACTGAAGCATCTACTATGATAGAGAGCCTCGTTACAGACGTAGCACCGGTTACTCCTCCCGTTACCCCCGTAGTTGCCTCTGCGACAGAAGGTGGTGATCTGGATCTACAAGACACTGAAGATGTGCAGACTGTACTTGCACCTGTGAAGCTGACAAACCTTGAGCGCGTACAGAAGCTCTTGGGGAATAAATAGTACCCGTTGGAGGAGTATTAGATGGCTATCACCCGTTCGGTGAAGACTGAAAGGGGCTATGCTGTTACCGGCTATGATCTCTATCAAGAGATCGCGGTAGGTGACCGTCCGCCTCTGGGTGACGGGGGCCGTTCCGCTCCCTGGCTACCTGTAGTTCTACAGAATAAGCTAGATAACGAGTGGTTCACCCTCCTCGCCGGTCGTATTGTTTCTATTGATCGTACGCTTACTAACTACGATGAGTATGGAAACACATACGACGCCAAAAAGTTTGCTAGTGGTTTCGCACCGCGAATCGTCCCTGCTAATAGCTCGGGCGCTGCGCAGCCTATCACTTATACAGCAAACGACGTCAGCTATGCAGTTGATGTTGATGATCAGACAGCTCTAGTTACTGCTGCTGGTGCGGCTTCGGCCACACTGCCTGCCAACTCTCCCGTTGGCTGGATGCAGGGTAACGTCTACTCGGACGCAATGCGCTATGTGCGCATTAACTTCGAGAAACAACTTGCAGTAACACTGGTATGCGACTACTACGTTGAAGTTGCTACAATTGGCCTTTCCGGCCAGTCCAGTCTTGCTCCCGGTACCCTGGTAAAGCCTTATGCGGGCACAGGTGCTGGTGATCTTTATCAGGGTTGCCCGACCTATTTTGACCCCTCATCTGATTCAGTTGATCAGATTGCCGGTCGCGTAATCATGATGGCGGAAATTCCTTACGGAACAGAATCGCGTAGCCGCCTTGACCTGTTGAGCCCTGTCCGCGGGTTGTCCCTGCCGGGTAAAGACACCACAGGAAAACCCAAGTGGTTGTCTATGGATCAGGCCTCGTACTACTGTCGTATTAACATCACCTTGATGTAAGAAGGAGGACCAATAATGTCAACGTCCATCGATATCAAGGTGGAGAAGAGCGCCTTTGAAAAGCTTGTGGCCGGCGCGGTCGAGGAAGCTCTTACCTCTCGCCTAGACGGAACGGATACTAGTGCGCTAGTTGCCGATGCCGATGACGCGAAGAAGTATAGCTTCTTAGAGCATGTATGGCGCAACAACGGCTGGGCTAATACTGAAGATCGTCTTCAATACGATCCGGCAGAGCGGCACAAACATGCCGTTGATTTCAGTCAAATGATTGATATCTTGCAGCCCGACAAGGCTACGCTCTTTTTCCCCAAGCTGATCACAACTGTAGTTCGCGAAGCCGCAGAGCCGCAGTTGGTACTGACCAGCCTACTCCGTAGGATTAACTTCCACGGAGAAACCATCACCTATCCCGCTATCACTAACAGTATGGGTGCTGAAGACATCGGTCCGGCTCAGGAATACCCCGAGGGTACGATTGAGGCGGCCGGTATCGTGACCGCAAAGATCGGCAAGTCCGGTCTAGCGTTCAAGATCTCGGAAGAGGTCCTACGCTACTCCATGTTCGACGTGATGAGCCTCTATTACAGGGCCGCAGGTCGCGCCCTTGCTCGCCACAAAGAGGAAAAGGTATCTAATATGATTACCAACGAGACCGCGATCTCGTATGATAATCTTAATACCAGTAACGCCACACACGGTAACACAAGTGGTCGTGACTCCTCCGGTGAGCTTAACGGTACTCTCACTCTGGACGATCTGTTCGTAACGTATGCGGACCTGATCAACCAGGGCTTCTTACCTAACACCTTGCTTATGAATGCGCTTGGGTGGCTCATCTTTGCGCGCTCACCAGAGCTCCGCGCCTTCGGCTTCGCTAACGGCGGACCGATGTGGCAGCCTCTGCAGGGTTCACCGGGTCAGAGCCCAACATTCCCATTCAGCGGTGGTGTTAACCTGGGTCCTTCTGCGGGTACAGCGCTTTCGGGCGGCAACCCACAGGCCAATTTCCAGGCTTCCACTTACGTTGATGTACCCAACATGTTCCCCGCACCGCTCACGATTGTTGTGAGTCCGTTCATCCGCTTTGATAACACAACTCAGCGAACGGATATCATCATGGCTGACCGGAACGAACTAGGCGTCCTGGTACAGGACGAGGATCCCACCAGTGAGAGCTGGGACGATCCTTTCCGCGATGTTCGTTATGCGAAGATCCGTGAGCGCTATGCTATCGCCGTAGACAATGAAGGTGAAGCAGCCGCACAGATCAAGAATGTCAAACTCGTCCGCGGGTATGACTGGGAAGATGTCCGGACCTGGCAACAGGGTACGGGTACTCTGCCTACAGGTGTGACCGGTATATAGTACCGGATGCATAGACGTACATGACAAGACGATGTGGCGGCTCCCCCTTTGGGGGGTCGCCCTCGTCTTTATTACGACGACAGCATAGCAGGAGATAATAATGCGACTAGCAGATGCCTTTTCACATGGAACAGAGCAACTTAACAGTATAGACCAAGAGTTACACACCTTCCTTACTGGTATAGACGCCGACGCCCTCAAAGACCAACTAAAAACACTCTTAGTAGAACAACTACGTAGTACGTTTAACGATGACACTAAAATGATAGCGCGGCAGGTAAAGATTAAGACTATCTACTTGCTTAATCGTATGTCAGAGATACTCCAAGATCTTAACGCAGCTGGCGACATAAAAGATGCTTCTGCGTGTATGAGCTGGATAGATAAGGCACATGATTATGCAGTTAAATTCGTTAGGCTTGCCGAAAAGAAGACCGCATCGCCTATAATAGAGGAGTTCGATGTTGGTGTGCGTACCGTATCTCTACTCGATCACCACTCGCCTGAAGAGCGTGAAGCACGTGCAAAAGATGCCCAATCAGCGTTCCAGAACTTTATAAAGAATAAAGGAAACTGATAATGGCGGCTCCAGTTATAGCATCTACAACACCTATAATAGGCGCTACGAGTGTAGACCCAAGGTCTTCGCTAAGCGCGGTGTTCAGTACGGCGCTAGCATCTGCTACCGTAACACGGTCCACCATATACATTTATGAAACAGCCAGCGGACACACAGTAGACCTTGACGTTATACTGTCAGCAGACAAACTTACAGTTACCGTAGTACCACGTAAACCACTAAGAGAAGAGATAAACTATACGTGGGCTATAGTTGGTAATGATGTTGGTGCGTCTGGAGGGCATATAACCTCATCGGATGGTGATGCCCTGGCTGCATCGTATACAGTATTGTTTAGGACTACTTCAGAACGCTTTGTGTCGTTAGCAGAGATAACAGACCGCGATGACATAGAACGCGTAGGCCCTATACGTTCCACAGAAGATGAAGCCGCGGCAGTCGGCTACCTAACTATATCATCGGTTGCACCCGCAGGCTTTGCTACTAGCCAGTCACGCACACTAGACACAATAGAGGTAGACTTTGGCGAGGCCATAGCAGCAACCGGTAGTGGTGACGCACTAACTTTAGTTATGACCCCTGCAGACGGTTATACCAGGGACTATGGCTTCGAAGACTCCACAGGTAAGTACCTGATGAGAGATGTAGAGTCTGATACACCGTCTAGAGTAGCGCTTATAACTGATCCTGTTGGTGCTGTTACAGTTACGGGTAACTTAGCCATATGGACTAAGGACCCAACATACACGTTCCCGTATAATGCAGAGATAACTGTACAGGTTAATAGCTCATATATAGCGAACTCTAGTGGGTATCAACTAGAAGACGATACCTACTTCTCGTTCACTACAGTATACTGGCCAGCATATGCATCGCCTACGGTACTGCGCATAGAGTTGGGACCAACCATAAGCTCTATGTACGATGATACGTTGTACCGTATTATCCTAAAGAACTCCATACGTAGTATCCTCGAGTCTAGTGACCATGTAGGTACTGCTCAGTCTCGAGACTATGTATATGGTAATACAGAGAAGTTTGTTAAAGCACAGTCTGTTATAGATGTAGTAGACCAACTACGTTTACTTGCAGATATACAAGCCGGCCAGCAAAAGACACTTGGTGACTTTATAGTTAAGTACAATGGTAGTAACCCTTTACTTATAGCTAAGCGCCAAGAGGCACTAAAAGATAGGGATAGAGCACTTAGAGAACTGCGTAAGGCTAGAGGACTAAGCGGACCTAGAACAGCAGTTAAGTCTGGTAATTTCTTAGGTGAGCGCGCCGACTACAATATGCGTACCTGGGATTCTATTACGGCTACTAGCTCTCCCACTGCTAATACAAGCGCTGACCGCGCAGCCAAGCAAGCACTACGTAGCGACCACCCGAGGCTATCAGCCGGCGCACGTAGGGTAATAGTAGATGATAACACCGAGATACTGGTGTCGGGTGCATCAGACTCACGAGTCATAAGACTATAACGGAGATCGACATGCAGAAGAGAATAGACAACAGAGAAGTAGGACCCTTATTCACCACAGAACGTGTACACGTTTATGCGGCGTTAATGGCTTCCGGCCACAAACTACATCGCTATGAGGTAGACCAAGACACTAACCGTATGGTATTCTACTTTGCTAGCGCTAACGCTGCTGGGGTATCTATACAAGATACTATGCGTGACTACGCTAACCACGATCTTACTGTAGATGCCAAGACACTCATAGATAATTGGAACGAGTCCCGAGACATGATCCGTAACAAGGGATGCGCACGTGGCAAGACGAAAACCCAGTTCTAGTACTAACGTTAGTCGTACATTAGGTCCGTATGATGCCCATGGCAGTTCAGAGCGTATTTCTGAGTGGCCGGGGATCGATCTATCTGACGGCAGTATCGATCTACGTGCTGAGTTTGCAGGGTTACTAGACAAACACGGACACTATGTATTCCTAAGAAGCAGTACCGGTAGACATTGTAGCTGTTGGGACTCTGCCACACGGGAAGCAGACCCCAATTGTCCCTGGTGTACCGGGGAAGGCTGGCTGTACGCCGACACTAAAGTACTAGCCAGAAAGACGTTTGTTACTGACCCTATGACGGCGGCCTTCCTTAATAAGCTTACGCCTCAGGGCCGCGTATCAATATCAGACCAGATTATCTGGGTTAAGTATGACAAGAAACCTACTAAACTTGATAAGATAGTAGAGGTATCTCTTGATGCTGGTACTGGTGACCCGGAGAAGCCCTATAGAATAGAGATAGTATGGGAAATAAACTGGGTACAGGACTATAGAGATAAGTTTGGTAGAGTAGAGTTCTGGGGATGCTGGGTACATAATACAGGACTAACTAAATAATATGTGGGCAGACGGAACATTAGAACGTTTTGATGAGATGGCTGTAATCGGTATACACCCCGATATGGCTAAGCATCGCGACATAGAGAACCGTCTCGTACAGCCACAGCGCTATGCGGGCCGCGGAACACTAGAAGACTTCTATACTTACGTCGAAGAAAGCCTACGTGCTTATGAGGGGTACTTTATACCTAAGGAGCAGGGAGACGACTATGTTGGGTACATGCCATATGCTTTTTTATTAGAAAAAGGCTTAAGGTTGTTTAACCCAGACACCCATGCAAGGTATACTATAGATGAGGTAATCAACCCGAGCAAATGCGAAGTCCGTCTAAGCGAGGACTCCGATGCTCCTGCGATTACTGATAATCTCGAGTTTGATCGTGACAAGGGACTAATCTTTACTAGGGCGCAGCCCAGGGATTCAGCAGGCGTTGACTTTGAGTCTGATGCAACACGCAAAGACACACCGACAGCACCTGCGGCGTACATTGATTTTGCGGTCGTGGAGGAGCGTATCGCGGAGTCGGATCCACATTCAGCACGCCCTACGAAGTTTAAAGCTCCCATGTTTAGAGAGACCATCGAGAGTACAGAGCCAACAATCGCCCATGAAATTTATGGTCAGTGGCTTGACGCAAGAGTGCGGTTTGACCTGTGGGCACAGACTAGTGACTATGCTGAGAAGCTGGTCTACTGGTTTTATCGGTATATGCGGTTTAATGGCTGGATATTCAAGTTTAACGGAATTCCAGTTGTGCAGTTTGAAAGGCGAGGTATCGACCAGCCGGTTGGTAAGTGGCGGCAAAATATGTACCATCGCCCATTAGACTACCACATACGTACTGAACACCTATTCACACGTCAGATAAGAAAGCTTGATCACATAGCCCTATACGTAAACCTGAAACAGAGTCGTGTTATGGAGACCTATAACGCGCCAAAGACTGGCCGGCCCACATATGACGGTGATAGTGTTCCGGTCACTGTAACATTCAATGAGACATAGGAGAACGCATCATGGGTGATCACAACTATCTTGGGATCACCAAGGCGGAAGTGACAGACAAAGGTTTAGTTCTGTCACGTCCGGCATTGGCACCAACTGTATTGCTTATCGGCACTACGGATAATACCAGTGCAGACCTTGAAGATCCCTATAGGATCGAGCGTGGCTCCTCTATTTCAGACTTTGACTTGGCCTCTGGTACTCCTTCGGAGATATCTAAGGCTGTCATAGAAGCTCAAGGTGCCGGTGCGGAAAACATCGAAGTCTTTGTGCTTTCTGATGGGTCTGGAACACAGTGGAGTACGCTTACTAATGTAAACCGTTACAACGCACTAACACGTGCCTATAGTCTACTTCTAAACCACGAAGTAGACATTGTATGTCCTGTTGGGGCTTATATAGACTCTTCGGGTTTAGCCGCTGATACCAGTTTTGGTTATCAGTTGGCTAATCACTGCTATCGCGGTACCCGTGAGTTTACCGCACGCTTCGGCGTGATTGGTGCTACTGCCCCTACCGCAGCTACAACTACCACAGGCAAACCCACCTTAGGTGAGATGGCCACGTGGGTAACTGCACTTGCAGCATATGATACCTCCGGTACACAAGGCGCTGCCTTTACGGAGTATGATGGCACTACGGACACTGGTGCAGACGGTGATCCAGAGAACTACGAGTTCTGGGCTACTGCCGACGAGACCATGACCGGTGTAGTAGACACGGACGCAAACGGCAATAACATCGATATCGGTGCTTACATTGCTGTTTATGCTGGATGGGAACGTTTCCGTAACTCTCTTGGTATCCGTCTGTATCCCACACTAAGGTACTACAACAACAATGGTGCTGCCGCGTTTGCAGGGCTGATCGCAGCCACGCCCACGTATGAAGCACCGAGGAATATTCCCCTGCCGGGTGCAGAGGCCATACGAAATATGTCCTCGTCACAGGCAGATTCACTTGCTGGTAGTAGGATTATCGCGTCGTGTCGTAAGCTGGGCCAGTACCAGGTATATGATGCAATGACCGGTGCACACCGAATCAGTGAGTATGTGCGTTCGGACTTCGTACGTATTACTACAGTACGCATAGTCCATGAAGCTATTGATCAGGTACGTGCCGCGGCCAATCCGTTTATTCGGTTGACCAATAGCACAACAAACCGAGAAGCCCTACAAGAGGCACTCGATGAAGGACTGAAGCTTCTGCGTGGCGACGCGCTAGAGCGTTGGGACTACGACCTGATCTATACACGTGCAATGCAGGTGCTTGGACAACTCATCATTGATCTGAAACTCTGGATCAACGAAGAGATCAGGCACATTACAGTTAGGGTTGGCCTACGCCGATAGGAGGTAAAAAATGGCTGAACCTTATATCTCTAGGCATACGCGGACCTATAACTCCATCACTGGTGTGGAGTGTGAGGTTACCATGGCAGGTCGCCGGGTTGGCACCTTACAGGGTATATCTTATACAGTCACCAGGGAGAAGGGTCCTAATTATGCTATGGGATCAGCTAATCCGCGTACATTCAGTAGAGGCAAGCGTGGAATAGCCGGGTCAATGATAATGTTGGTTATGGACAGGTCCAACCTACTTGAAACACTTGGTGACCGAGCTAAGTTCTGGGCTTCTGCCCTGGACTATAGTAGGCAGGCCCAAGCACGTAGTGTCGATTCGCCATCTACGTTCCGTAATAGCGCGGAACTAGGGGATAGCGGAATCACCGCATCGCGTGAGTTCCAAGGTCGGTTGAGCCTTTCTTACGCCTGGTATCATGACCAGATTCCCCCGTTTGATGTAGTGTTAACTGCTCTTACGGAACTTGGAATTGCCGCACGAATGTCGATTAACCAGATCGATATTCTTAACACGGGCTCCGGTGTGTCCATCGATGACATCACCACTGATGAGAACTTCACGTATGTGGCTACAGCTCTTACGCCTTGGCGGGCGCTTGAAGCTACGCCGCCTACATGGGAAGGCCTTGTCAAACCTATAGCAGACTCCGCTGCTGGACAGCAGAGGACCTACTAAGCACAACGTGGTATGGGGGTGGGCAACTGCCCCCTGCCACTGTATTATGAGAATAGCAGATGAGTTTTTGGCGAC